AAATTTGACATTGCTATTGCTCCTAAGAGAGTAGATATCTTTGATCATTACTGGGATAAGTATCGTCATGACTTCGTGAATATGACACAGACTGAGGGTAGAGTTAACCCAAAACTTTATGGTAACAAAGCACCTGAAACCAAAAAGCGAAAGTGATTCCAAAAATCGGCGGAAAAAAACCCGGCAAATTTTTTAATCTATAAAGTTTTTATAAAAATGTAACATATGTTACAAAAAAACTTGACTATATAGATTATAAGGTATATAATACCTGTACGTTCATCAGAGGAAACTCTGACGCAAGTAAGTCGCGGAACGGAGCGTTCATCCTATGTTATCATTAGCATTAATCTTTTTTAGTCACATCGAACCTGAACTTTTTCTTAGGTGCGAAGACTATCTTTGGTTAAAGCAGGGGTTAGAAGAGAGTAGTCTCTTCACACCCGTGGAAAAGATGGATATCACCCTTCATTGGATGGAACATACTAATCCCACCTGTTTTGATAACTAGGACGCACACGACTGAAGGAACGGGAGACTTAAAACTCACCCTAGTATTTCAGGAGAAAACAAATGAGCCTTCTCAATCTTTATAGCAATTCAATTTCTTATCGTGGTGTTGCTTACAATCCCACTGAGAAGAAAGAGACCGAAACCCACACCGTTCTTGAAACCTATCGTGGTTGCAAGCATGAGGAAAAAGTGGAGGTTGCAAAATGAAGAAGGTAGTTTCATCTAATTGGCTTTCCGTCATTAAGGAAAAGCAAGTCAAAGAAACTAAACTTCATAACGCACAACTCTGTATGGCAGGTCACTGCCCAACAAAAGCGAAGTAATGGAAAACTACACATATCATCACGATGATATGGATGCAGATAACAGACCACCTGCCTGCTACCAACTAACCTATAGGGGGTGTAGGTATTGGTCTTGTTATCGGATACACTTGCGAGAATGGTTTGAGGATATGTTATCCGTAGAACCAATCTTTAACAGGAGGGGTTGAAACCCCTCTTTTTTTATGAGTACAAATACGGATTTACATTTAGTTTGGGATCACATATAATATAAACATCTTCGGGATAATATAATGTAAGAAACTTATTCTTTGTTATGGAGTTACTGTTGCATGGAGAAATTATGCATAATCTTGTATCATACAATCAGCTCGCAGAATGGAGACATTTTGAAGAGACTGTAGATAAACATAATGAGGAAATAGATTTGATCAATGATTATTACAATTGTTTGATCGAATGTGACGATGATCAAGGAGCATGTAAACGTATCTGTAGGAGAATACTGCAATAATCTTTTTTGAGGGGTTGAAACCCCTCTTTTTTTATGCTAAAATAAGTCCAGTAAGAAAAGATCTTATGGACAAAGAAAAACTTAAACTTATAGTCCGAAATCTTGAATTGTTAGTAGATTCTCTCAAAGCAGAAGTTTATTCTGATACTCAAAGTTATCTCAACTATGAGAGAGTAAAAGAGGGAATGCTTCATGATTACGACGAAATCTTTGAGGATGATGATGGATACCCCGACTAGCAGAGCAAGGAGATTGGTAAAACTTCTTGAACGTCTTGTAAAGCAAGATCATCTTTACACGGATGAAAAACTTCGTGAAATGAAAGCACAGTTGCGAGTTGTGAAAGAAGAACTCACAGAACTAGAAAAGAAAACATCGAAAGGATTTGGTAAATGAGCGTAAAATTGGTCAGTGTAACCCCTGATGCGGAACAGATGATGGCATATGTTGCCCGTGTCTCAAACCCTAACAATCAGGAAAACCCCAACTATGCCAAACTGTTGGGTTATTGTATCAAGCACAATCATTGGTCTGTGTTTGAGCAGAGTTTTATGACTCTGGAGATTGAGACTACTCGTGGTCTGGCGGCTCAGATTTTGCGCCATCGTTCATTTACATATCAAGAATTTTCGCAACGCTATGCTGATTCTTCCCTACTCTCAGAGACGATCCCAGTCCCAGAACTTCGTCGTCAAGACACCAAGAATCGTCAGAATTCTATTGATGACTTGGATCCTGAGTTTGTAGCATTATCTAACAAGCAGATTGAAACCTACTTTGCTCAAGGTATGAGTCTGTATCAGCACCTGCTTGATAATGGTGTAGCAAAAGAGTGTGCTCGCTTTGTGCTTCCTCTGGCAACTCCCACTCGTCTTTATATGTCCGGATCGTGCAGGTCATGGATTCATTATATTCAATTGCGTTCTGCTAACGGTACACAGAAGGAGCACATGGATATTGCTAATGAGTGTAAGAAGATCTTCGCAGAACAGTTTCCCACTGTTGCAGAAGCACTAGAATGGGTCTAAATAAAATATCTTGAATTTCTAACAATGGCAACTTATCCTGTAGTGAATACAAAAACTGGCGAACAAAAGGACGTGGTATTGAGTGTCCACGACTGGGACCAGTGGAAAAAAAACAATCCCGATTGGATTCGAGATTGGTCAGATCCTTCAACTTGCCCTTCTCCTGGAGAAGTTGGTGAGTGGAAAGATAAACTGGTCGCTAAAAATCCTGGATGGAATGACGTCCTTGCAAGAGCATCAAAACAACCTGGAGCACAAAATCTAAAAATTAAGTAGTATGGCAAGAAGAAAAAGAGGATCTGCAGAGCAACCAATTGGGGTTGGACTCACGGCAAAGCAGATGAAGCGGAAAAAACCGCTTAGTTCAGATTACCTGATTGATATTGATCCACTTACAGAGAATCAAAAACGTCTTTTTGATTCATATAATGAAGGAAAACACATTGTTGCTTATGGTTGTGCTGGTACTGGTAAGACCTTTATCACGCTCTACAACGCACTTCAAGATGTATTAGATGAACGTACCCCATACGAGCGTATCTACCTTGTACGATCGCTTGTAGCAACCAGAGAGATTGGTTTCCTTCCTGGTTCACATGAAGACAAGGCAGACATTTACCAGATTCCTTATAAGAATATGGTGAAATATATGTTCCAGATGCCTAGTGACGCAGACTTTGAGATGCTTTATGGTAACCTTAAAGCACAGGAAACTATTAAGTTCTGGTCCACTTCATTCCTTCGTGGAACTACGCTCGATAATGCTATTGTCATTGTTGATGAATTTCAAAACCTTAATTTCCATGAACTAGATTCAATTATCACCCGTGTTGGTGAAAATACCAAGATTTGTTTCTGTGGTGATGCTAGACAGTCTGATCTTCAGAAAACAAATGAAAAAAATGGTATTGTAGATTTTATGGGCATCTTGCGTAAAATGCCTTCATTTGATATAATTGAATTTGGTGTTGATGATATTGTTCGTTCTGGACTTGTCAAAGAGTACATCATCGCAAAAATGGAAGCAGGTTTTTAATGTTTAATCATGTAGATATTGATCTTCCTAATCTGGAACGTGAAACCATTGATGGTGTAAGATATTACAAAGTTCCAGATGAAGAAGATCTACTAAGACTGGTCTCGATTACTTCGGTGACCAGTCATTTTAATAAAGAAACTTTTCTCAAGTGGAGAAAAAGAGTTGGAAATGAAGAAGCAGATCGTATCACAAAGGCTGCAACAAGTCGTGGTACCGATATGCATACTTTGGTAGAACATCACCTTAAAAACGAGGATTTGCCAAAGGTACAACCAATTTCTGATTTTCTCTTTAAGATCTCAAAATCAGATTTAAATCGTATAAATAATATTTACGCCCTTGAAGGTTCCCTATATAGTAAGCAACTAGGCATTGCTGGGACCGTTGATTGTATCGCTGAATATGACGGCGAGTTAGCTATAATCGACTTTAAGACTTCTAAAAAACCCAAACCACGAGAGTGGATCGAACACTATTTTGTTCAATGTATGGCATACGGTTGTATGCTGTACGAACTGACTGGAATCTCAGTCAAAAAACTTGTAATTATCATGGCATGTGAAAATGGAGAATGCGTCGTCTATGAAGAACGAGACAAATCAAAGTACATCAAACTACTCACTGAATACATTAGAAAGTTTGTTAGAGATAAACTGGAGCTCTATGGAACCAAATAAAGAATTAGAAAAAGCGTTAGAGAGTAAATTTTTAACACCACCAAAATTTGCAATAGAAATTGAAAAAATTGTTGCACAAGAAAAGATAAATTATATTGATGCTATTGTTCACTATTGCGAGATCAATGATCTTGAGGTAGAATCAGTATCAAAACTCGTTTCAAAACCTCTTAAAGAGAAACTAAAGTGGGACGCAACTCGTCTTAACTTCATGAAACGAACTTCTAGAGCAAAACTTCCCCTATGATTTCTCGTGACGAACTTATGCACCATCGCCTTCAAGCATGGTTGCGCGAAAACAAATGTGACGACATTGAGTATCTGGGTTTTTATCCAGATACTCTTGGCATAGATAACCATTGGTATCGTATTGCCGAACATGAAGTTACAGTTGATTGTATTGAAGATCTTGAATTTATTGGATATGTAGATGCTGAAAGTGACTCCCTTTGAAACCTACCAACATTATCTTTCACTAAAAAATCATTTTACAAACCCAAAATACGACTTCTTTAAATATGGTGCAAAGACTCGTGCCAGCATCACCTCTTTTAATAAGAGAAAAGATAAGTATTGGTTTGAAAAGACCTCTAGAAAGTATTCTGATAAAGAAGTAGTAGATTTTTTAGTATCTAATTTCACTGCCACCGACAACCCGCAAAACTTATGGATTGGCGAAATTATAAATTCTGGCGAAAGAAACTATTCCGAGTGGATGAAACGCCAACAGAGTTTGACATACTTGTTCAAAGAGCAAAGCAACGAATTGTTCTCGGAGAACGAATTAGAGAGTGTTTTCGACTGTTCGAAAGGTCATCCAACCGTTCTTAAAAAGTTCCTGAGCGGGAAAATTTCACTAGAGACTATAGTGATATACCATAAAATATTCCTGTTCGGGAACATGTTTGATAAAAAACTTTTGGACCCAGTGTGGGAAACCGTCAGTTTAAAAATTAAAAAGTATAATCCATTCCTAAATATTGATGTATTCCAATACAAGAAAATTCTGAGGGACATTTTAAATGAGTGAGTTTTTTCAATCTGAAATTATTCAGAAAGAACTATCCGAAATTAATCGTCTCCAAGAAGAAATTTATGGAACCCTATTGTCTTTCGGCACTATGGGAAATATTGAAAGAATGGAAAACATTGATAAATTACAAACTTTGCTAGATAAACAGCAAATAATGTATACGAGATTATCTCTTTCTGATGATCCACAAGCTGTTGAGATTAAAGAAAATCTTCGCAAATCTGTTTCTTTGATGGGATTCCCACCAGAAACAGATATTCATGAATTGTTTAAATGCATGAATGCTACGATCCAATCCCTGCGCGATTATCTTGACGAGTAAGGGAAATCTCGCTATAATATCCAAGTAAATCCAACAAATCCAATTTATCCGAGGAAATCCAAATGTCTTTTGCTGATCTTAAAAAGCAATCTAAACTTGGTTCTTTGACCGCCAAACTGGTCAAAGAAGTTGAAAAAATGAACACTAGTGGCAGTTCTGGTGATGACCGTCTCTGGAAACTGGACGTAGATAAGAGCGGCAATGGTTATGCCGTTATCCGTTTCCTTCCTGCTCCCAACGGAGAAGATCTGCCGTTTGTGAAACTCTATTCCCATGCCTTCCAAGGTCCTGGTGGATGGTTCATTGAGAATTCTCTGACTACTCTGGGACAAAAAGATCCTGTGTCTGAGTATAATTCGATGCTCTGGAACAATGGCACCGACGTTGGTAAGGAACAGGCACGTAAGCAAAAGCGTAAACTGACCTACGTTGCTAACATCTACGTGGTCAAAGATCCTGCCAATCCTGAGAATGAAGGTAAGGTTTTCCTCTTCAAGTTTGGTAAGAAGATCTTTGACAAGATCACTGCTGCGATGCAACCTGAGTTTGAAGATGAAGAAGCAATCGATCCGTTTGACTTCTGGCAAGGTGCTAACTTCAAACTGAAGGCAAAGAACGTTGCTGGTTATCGCAACTATGACTCTTCTGAGTTCGCCCGTCCTGATGCACTGCTGGACGATGATGATGCTATGGAAGCAGTGTGGAAGAAGCAGTATTCTCTTTCCGAACTTGTTGCTCCTGATCAATTCAAGTCTTATGATGAACTGAAGAAGCGTCTTGACTATGTGCTGGGTAACAAGGGCACTCCTCGTTATCAAAACCCTGAAGAGGGCGAAGAGGAAGAGTACACTCGTGGTTCTACTCGTGAACTCACCGAAGATCTTCGTGGCGAACTGAACTCTCTGCAACCTACACGCACCGTTTCTTCCTCTAATGAAGATGAAGACGATGATGCTCTGTCCTACTTTGCTAAACTTGCTGAAGACTGATATATAGTAGTTAGGAAATGAAATCCGAATATATAGTAGATCGTGTAACCAAAAAATCCTGCGAAAGTTTATTAGAACATTATCATTATTTGTCTGATATCTCTAAAGGATTTAAATCTGGTTACAACTACGGTTTATTTAAAAATAATGATTTCTCTCCACTAAATGTTGGTGGTATTCAGGGAGTCTGTATCTTTACAGGTCTCCCTGTCCCAGAAATCGCAAAAGGTGCTTTTGGACTAGAACGTCATGAACAACAAGGACTCTTCGAGCTCTCAAGGCTCTGCATCCACCCCAATACTCAGCAAAGAGAGTATAATATCACTTCTTGGTTCGTTTCAAAGGCGATTAAGAGACTTAGAAGCGAAACAGAAGTCAAAGCAATTATCTCATACGCTGATAGCGACTATCATAGTGGCACAATCTATCGGGCTTGCAATTTCAAGTATTGCGGTCTATCAGATGCAAAGAAAGATTTCTACTATGCAGACGGCACCAAGCATTCACGAGGCAAAATAAAAGGTGTTGAGGGTGAATGGAGAGAACGCTCTCGTAAGCACCGATATGTTATGGTCTTTGATAAGAATTTAAAACTCTTATGGTGACTTTGTTTCTGTATTTTCTGTTCTAATTAGAAGATCATTAATATATTCGGAAGATTCCGTATATAGCATTAACTCTCTGGTATCCGATAAGAATTGAGACAGGTATTCTGATTTCAGAACATATATCTGTCTTTTTTCGTCATTTTTTCTAATTTCGTGTTGGAAATTAGATACTGGAGAAACAGGATTTATTAGTTGTGTTCTATCATTAGGATTTGGAATTGTAAAATTGGAATCCACTATTAAACCCTTTCGTAAAATTAATCTATTATTTAAATCTACAACTAAATCTGTCTCGTAGTGACTCACTGCATTTATTCCAGCAATTCCATATTTTTGTTCACAAAATTTATAGAGTTCGCTATTCGATAATGGCCATTCATTCTTAACATTTATTATTCCAGCAGTTATTAATATAACCCAATCTAGTTCGGAAGATCCATATAGTTGTTCCGCTAAAGTATCAGGTCTAATTCCATCAGGTACTGTGAATTTTGTGAAGACTGTAAAAATAGAATCCAAGTCTTCACGTAGTTTTACTCTTCTAAAAAAGTTCTTTACCTCAAAATAGTCTTGTGAGGATGATTTATCCTTCAAAAAAGACTGATATTCTACATTTGGTACTTCTCTAAAATAACCCATTTTAGTAACCTACCCCCGTAATATTACCTTCATAATCTTCATCATATATTGCTTCCAATTCTCTAAATGTTAAATCCATCGTCATTGATATTGGAGATTTTTCTTTTCCACCATATGTAGCATATAATCCATCCCCAGTGTAGTTTACACTCATATCTGTTAAAGCACACGTTTTAAAAGAGTGTAGGAATGGATGAGGACTCGCACCAGACATATAGGTTAAATCAAATACATTTGGTGTTGATAAGAAATTTTTACTAGTAGCAGTCTTTGGTGCCATATTAACTTTTAAAGTTCTAATTATGGATTTAATTTGTATTGCTTCATTTTCATTTCTTGGAGTCAATTTAAAAGAAAATCTAAAAGTTCTAAGAGAAACACCACTGAATAGCAATTCGGTATTAGGATTTAAAATTCCTCCACTCTCTCTCGCCAATAGTTGATCCCTCGTTATTGGAGTAATACCAGCTAAGTTTGCTGCAGAAGCAGCCAAGGATTTTGTAAAAACATTTGCAAGATCAGAACCCTGACCAAAAATTTTATCAGCAGAATTGGCAGTCAAAGCCTGTATTTCTTTTATAGGATCATCTGATCCTCCAGCAGTCATAACTCCCAAAGAATACTCTGCTACTGCTGCAGTTAATCCATCCAGATTTCCATCAGCATATTTTACAGAGTTACCATCTTGAATATTTGATGGAATTGGTAGTATTATAGTTCCCTTTTGTTTTGCTGTTCCTTGTTGCCCATTAAATTGACCGCGAGGTCTTATTAATGCACCACCTATTGGGACATATTCTTTTATACCTATAAGTAAATAATCGGTACTTGCATCCACAATTTCTAATGGATATCTAAGTTGCCCATTTATAGAATTTTCAAATCCAAGTACTCCTTTATTTTTTGTAACTTTTATAGGATCTTTTGACCCTAATGTTAAACCTTTAGTTGGTGATTCTGCAGGTGAACTACCATCCGAATCACTTTCGCCTTCACTTAATGCGAGAGCAGCTTTTTCTCTTTGTTCCTGCTGAAATTCTGCAGTTCCTCTATTAAGACCAGAATATCCAGGTGCTACTTCTCCGGATGTGCCACCAAACCCCAATGTTCCAGATCCTTCTTCTGGAGATGCAATTAGACCTTCGGATCTAGCATACTCTGTTGCATCTTGTTTAGTCCAGTTTTGACCTGTTGCTAGAGCGTTTTTTGTGAAATCTGAACCAGGTTGACCTTGATTGTAATTTGCAAAGTTATTTTCTACTGCCGCACCTGCATTGAGAGTTGGATTCATTTTTCCATCTTGACCCATCCAACCAATCAAGAGATATTCTTTTCCACTATCAGATTTGTATGTATAATCTATTCCAATGAGTTTTCCACTAAAATTTCCTTGTTGGTTAATATAACGCGGATCATTTCTGGGAACTTCTTGATAGATAAAAGATCTTGGTATTTTACCTCCTGTTCCTAGATTTGGATCAGTTCCAGTAGTTGGTCTGTACTCACCCTTCCCATCTTTATCGGTATTTTGTTCATAATTAGTCATCACCACGACGTTCAAATTTGTTCTTCTTCCATTTTGCTCCACTAGAAGCAAGGATGTTGGAGAACTAATAGATTGTCTTTGTTCGTAAGACATTACAGGGATGCTTTCTAGTTATTTATGCGCTTATGTGCGAAAGGTAGTGCTCTTAGATCTTTTAGTTCTTCTTTATAAACTTCATATACTTCTCCTGATAGTTCACTCCACGTATATTGCCTCATTGTTCCCCAGTGATAATTAAATCCACGGAATCCCCATTCAAAAATTTCTGTAACAGCAACTAAAGGATTTTGATCATATTCAATTCCCGGAGTTTTTGCTTGATATCTAAAAACAAAATATTTTCCAGTTTCTGGTATTGAACCATATTCTTCCAATATATTCAGGATTTCACTCATTAAAACATCAGGATCTTCAATTCCAATTAAATTATTATATGCTGGTCTTATCCTATTCTTCGAAGAATCTGTTGTTCTTTGTCTTTCTTTTAAAGTTTTTCTTGGCATTAGTCAATACCCAATTCTTTTTCGGTCATAACTTTAAATTCATAACCTCTGTCCAAACACCATTCTTTTGCTGCTTCCCACTTTGCCTGATTTTTGGCATATTCATATGCCTCATAGATATAACCTTTTGTTTGTCTTTTTGGTTTAGGTGGTGGAGAGCACTGCTTGAGAGGTTTAACTTCTATGACATATTTTTTGATTCTTCCAGTACTTTCTTTAACTTTAATATAAAAGTCTGGAAAATATCTATGTATTTTATTATCAATTGGAGAGCGATATGGAAGGCAAATTTCTTCACTTCCCCATTGAAGTACATTTTCATTTAAGTCACAATATCTCATAAACTTTCGCTCCCACAGTGATCTGTAAATTATATTTTTATGATCACCTTTATACTTTTGAGGATATGATGGTTGATATTTTCCCTTATATGACATCTAAATAGTTAATAATAAAGTTCTTAAAAATATTTAGATGGCAAACATACCGCCTATTACTGATATCAACATGTCTAACGCGCATGTTTATTATGGTTCTTTGGCGCAAACCAATCTATATCAACTTTATATTACTCCAAGTTGGGTTGCTCCAAACGGAATGGCAACGTTTCTCAAAAACCCAGACGTTCAAAATTCATATGATTTAGATCAAAATTTTATTACTAGAGATCTTGGGTTGCTATGTTCCGATGCATCTCTCCCATCGAGTGCATATGCAACTTCCGAAGTTAAAGACAATTTCATGGGAGTTACTCAAGAATTTGCACATACGAGAATGTATACTGATATTGATTTAACTTTTTATGTTGATCATGATTATAGAGTTCTTGGATTTTTTGAGGCGTGGATGAATTATATTTCTGGGGGATCTCAAATGACTCTATCTGGTTTTGATAGAGGATATTATAGAAGATTTAATTATCCAGATAACTATAAGCATGATGGAATTTATATTAGAAAATTTGAGAGGAATTGGAAAAATAATGATATGAGTATAGTTTATAGATTAAAAAATGCTTTTCCAAAATCGATGAATAGCATTCCCATTGCATATGGAACATCAGAGATTATGAAAGTATCTATATCATTTACATATGACTATTATACTGTTTATAGGGGTTATGATCCTGCATTGATTTTATCGAAGCAGAGAGGATATGAAGCAAGACTTGATGCCGCAACTAATAGTAATATTCCGGGAACAACAAGTTATGGACTTAGTGGTGCTGGCACTATAAGAGAACTTGATAGAATTAATTCT